TATTTCTAAGTTGTTTTCAATCTCTCTACGTTTGAATTTAGTATCAAGAGTAATACCTTGAGTCTCCTCTATCCTACCTATGCGCCAAAGAGTCTCTCTTCTATAGTCTTTATTAAGAGCAAGACACAACAATCCCACTTTGTTTAAGATCTTCCATTTGCTACCATCCCACTCCATAAAAACTATCGCGATTTAATAATATCTATATCAGTTTTCCAATCTTCTTTGAACCTAAAGTTCTCATTAAGATCGAAGTACATTCTATGATTCTCTGTCTGAATATAATATCCAGTCAAATTTGAACCATCATCAGTCCAACCATAACTGATAACTCTCTCATCAATATTTTGAATGTCCAACTTTCTACTAGTATGAAGATAGTGATTGAACCTTTGATGTAAGTTAATCATAGGATGTATTTGGAATGTCTTGAGATTCTAACATTATCTAGGATAGTTGTAAATTCTCTTTCACATCTCTTAAGATTTAGTCGTTCAAACCATTGATCGGACCCCAAGTACCAGAATCACCATCTTTACGATTATCCAATTTATCAAAAATCTCATCAATAGACTTCATCTGCTCAATATTAGATATCATCTCAGCAATGGTCTTACAAACAAAAGGTTTTTCTCCTCTTGCAGCAAATGCTAGAGCATTGCGGAGATTTGCCTCTGCATCATCAAGAGATTCTATTACTGAATTAGATAGTGCCATTTAAAAAATGCATTTGCACCATTATAGCATCAAGTGAACCAAGTTACAATAGAGTAACGTGTACCATTTGTAACTTCCATAATCTCATGTGGGAACATAAAATTGGCAGGAAACAGTATTACATCTCCCAATCCAACCATTATTTGTAGTTCTTTATTCCAAAATGCCATAGCACCACCCTCATAATCACTATTAAGATTAATAGACATTGCTACTGTACGAGGTTGTTCATTAAAACTATCAGTATGTTGACTATAAAAACCACCAGTTTTATACCTTAGTAGATTATACCCACTATCCTCTTTTAAAAAGCACGATGGGAAATCTTTTGCATATAATTTAGCAGCAAGATCTACTTTTTTAAATATCAGTTGATCAATATTAACTCTATTAGGATCGTTTTTAATGACATCAGGCGTAGAGATGGATATCATGTCACAATTGCGAACATCTCTATTCTCTCTTGCATCAGAACTTACCTTTGCAGTCTCCCATTCACTACAATGAACATATTCATCAAGAATCATCTTACACTCATCTGGTGTAAAGATATTATTATATACTTTGACATAATCATTCAAACTATTTGATGCAAATTGAGAGTTATCCACTTCCTTTACTTCGATCACCTCTTTTTTAAGTTCATCATCACGATATCTGTGGTCTTTGTCAAAATAATATTTAAAAAATGGTCCTTGCGATCTAACATAATGCAAGAATACCTGAGTACATGATTCCCCATCAAATGAATCTCTACCATGCTGTGCATCCATACCAAGATATAACATAGCATCACCTGGGTTTAGAGAAACATATTCTCTACCCTGTGGGGTCTCAATCCATATATCCCATACCTTATCACACTCCAAATTTACAGTCAAAGAGATTTCACATTGAGGTTTATCTACATGACCAGTAAGTATGTTACCATGGCGATAATTCCTAGAATAACAATATGTTGGTAAGACATTCTCCCCCACCAACTGACACACAGTTTGATTTTTCTCTACCAACAATTCAATAAATGGTGGAAAATCATATTTTGCAATGCATCCATCCACTTGAGGATCATGCACAGTCTCAAACTGTTTGTAATGCGAATTAAAATTATCAGATAACTCTTTTGCTCTTGAGCATGATATAAAGTTAGGAACAAGAAGATACTTGTTCTCAATCAGTTTTTGATTCATCATCACTCACTTCTTGAACTAGACTTTCCAATACTATTCCAGTATCATCCACAGATATCAATTCTTCAATCTCAGCAACAATTTGTTCATCAGAATCATCATCAAATAATAATTCTAAGTTAAATTCATCGTCAAGTACAGACATATCAACATCGTTGAAGTCTTTTTTAGGTTCTTGTGATTCCTGTTCTGCAAGTAATGTTGAAAGTTCATCTTTTGCATCAGTATCTTCATCTAAAGGAATTGGTTCATCAGCAAAGTGACTATCTTCAATTACATCATCAAACAAACTATCATCAACATTACCATCAAATAAAGTAATATTATCGTATTTTACATTATTAGTATATGTTGCTTCCTGACCCTCAACAATGTCTTGCCCATAAAACAACTCTTCATGTTGACGGGTGATCTCGTTATGAACAGTCTCCATCTGTTGGTCATGATCCACCAACATTTCATTAAGTGCTTCTTCATGCCTAACTTCTTGACCATGCATTTCTGAAGTCAATTCATTATATAAACTTCTATCACTCTCTGCTTCTCTCATCATATCCATGATAGAAGAGGCATGACGTTCTTCTTGTTCGCGCACTTGTAGTTGCAACTTATCATACAACATCCTATCTTGAGATAGATTTTCCTTCAGAGTTTTATCATGCCGTGCTTGCATTTCTTCCATCTGAGTTTCAAGCTCTCGCATTGCCTCAGACCAAGAATATTGATCTTTTTTTTCTTGCTCAGATTGTGCTTTTTCCTCTTGTTCTTGCTTTTCAACAGTATCTTGCCACAATTCAACGTAACGTTGAAGGCATTCTTTTGTTACTGGATCGTTTTGTCTGTCAGCAGAATCATATTCAATATGACCAACACCATTCTCAGATCCATCATCCTTCCACTGAATTGCCCAAAGATGGTCAATTCCTTTAAATGGCCAATCTTCTTCAGAAAACCAGATACCTTTTCCATCAATGTTGATGTACCTATCTTCTTCGATTAAAGTAAATTTTTTCATTCTTTTTCAACCTCTTCAACTTGTGCTGGAATTACTTTTGTGGTTCTTGCTTCATGAAGCATCTGTGCAGCAGCAGAGAGGACACTAATGTTACTCTCGTTTGCATTTACCATCTCATTTCTAAATGACTCTACAGCAGCACTAGTAGATCTCTGCTGATTGGAATTTTCAATTGTCAACATTGGCATCCATGTAACAGCACACCCCCATTCATCCACTGGTTCACCAGTCTGGGGATGCATTCCTCTGATTTGAGTATACCATGAGCACTCTAAACCGATACAATCTTTACCAATTAGAGGACAAAATTTACCAACTTCAAGTTTAGCCATTACAACTCCATGTCAAATTTATCATACCATATTTAGTTCAAACTGCAAACTATTACATCGATATATTGAACACCCAAATCAACTACAAGATCAGTATTCTCATTTACTACTGCACTCCCACTCCAAGGGTGATTATGGACACTACCACCACCAGCAGGAACCATAGTACCAGTAGCGTTGGTGCCAGATGTCAATCTAACACCAGTATTACTAAATGGTGTAGAACCAGCACCACCTGCTGGACCAAAAAGACTCGGGTGGGTATGGTCAGGTAATTGTGAAAGTGACAGTGTATGATTACCAACACTACCAGTTACAGGAAATGTTCCTGATAATGCCACTGCGAGTGATGCTGTTGATTTTAATACAGTAGTCCAATTCTGTACACCTCCAGTACCACCTCCAGCAGAGTTTACAACACGAAGTGCTCTATTATTAGAACTAGTATCTTGTGTCCACTTTACAGGAGCTGCTGCTTGATAAAATACCTTCTTTGTTCCTGCAGGATATTGCCAGTAAAAACTGTTAATCCTATTATTTGGATCCAGTAGATCAAAATCTATTCCGTTCGCTGTTAATCTTGCCATATCAGCTAAATCTGCAGATAATTACATCGATGTATTGAAGACGTAAATCAATACTTCCAGATCCATTTACATTAAAATTAATGCTACCACTCCAAGGGTGATCATGTGCCTGCCCAATTCCCACCTGTGAAGTCACACCACCAGTTTGGTTAGAACCAGAAGTTCTAAAGTTACCACTACCAGTAGATGCACTAGCAGATTGTCCAATAAGAGAATTATGTGTATGATCAGGTATCTCAGAAATTGCTAAGATGTGACCACCAACAGTTCCACTAACTGGAACAGTAGAACTATAGTTTACACTAACGGAAGACGTTGACGATGGAAAAGTCTGAGTAAAGGTATTACCACCTCCTCCAGATTGACTACCATATCCAAATCCACCACCAGTCCCATTCACCAAACGCAGTGCTTTATCATTATGAGCAGTAACTTGACTCCATCCAGTGGGTGCTGATGCTTGATAGAATACACTAACTGTATTTTGAGCAAGTACAGAATATTTCGATGTTATAGACGTACCGTCATTAAAGGTAACCCCAGTGGCGGTTAATTGCGTTGCCATCTTACAATCATATTTCCTTTATTTACTTATTTATCAACTACATTTAATCCAGAATCCATCACCAGTAAATTCCCAACCATCTGCTAGGACTTCTTGATAACTATCATATTTATCTTTAAACCCCTCAGGAACATATGGAGGCCACTGTTCTCTGTAAAATTGTTGCGTCCATCCATCATTATATGGGGATGTTGCTTGAATCTGATTCATAATATCAGGGTAGATCTGACGCCTTGGTTCATCACTACCAATTTCACGTTCATAAACTGTTTTGCCACCATCAGGCGACTCATAGATTTTAGCAGTCATTGTTCACTCATCAAATACTTTACACATGGGAGAACCAGGATGGTCATCACAGAATTTATCTAGAACCTTATCTTGGTGACGATTCTCTGGATTAGCAATCTTACCTTCTGTAGTTGGATCCCACTCATCAGGTGAGTGTTCTTCATTACAGTGTAGATCTACCTTATACTCATTCCACTTATCATTAGGATCATAAAGTGGATCGGATGGATCTCTTTGCTTAGGTGATGACATTATGCTTGCTCCTTGTTGAATAGTTTACGACACTTTTTAACTTCTTTGAGTTCATCCTTGATCATTTGATAAGCATCTTCAGGAGTGATACGTCTTGACATTTCCATGGCAATGGTGTATTCAACTCTTGTACCAAAGTGTTTAAGTGCTTCTTCAAATGAGTTTAGTTCCTCATACATTATTTAACGCCTCAAGAGATGCTTCATAATCACTCTGGAAGATAGCAAGTCCCTCACGAGTCAAGACGCTATCATACATTGCATTGAACACTTTAGATGGCATGGTGACAACATCAGCGCCATACATGAAGCATCGTGATACATGATGTGCATCACGAAGAGATGCTGCTAACACTTGAGTCTTCTTACCATGAACAGATCTACAAGTAGCAATAGCACGAACTAATTCAACTCCACTAAAGGAGTTATCATTACATCGACCAACAAAAGGAGAGATGTATGTTGCACCTGACTTCATTGCCATCACTGCTTGTGCAACAGAGAATACCAAAGTTACATTTGTCTTAATATCATTCCCTACGGATAGATGACGACAAACTTGCAAACCATCAGGAGTGCAAGGAACTTTAATGGTTGCAGACTCACCAAACTTCTCAGCAAGGCGAAGTCCCTCCTCATACATTACAGTGGAGTCACCAACGACTTCCATGCTAATATCGCGCACACCAATATCAATCAATTCCTGATACACATCCTCAGGATTACGTCCACTCTTACGAATCAAAGATGGGTTTGTAGTCACACCATCAACAAGTCCTGTCTGAAAATACTTCCGTACTTCTTCAGTATCTGCAGTGTCAAGAAAGATCTTCATTTGTCTCCGAGTGTGTAGTTGTCAAAATTATATTTTGTAGTTGATAATTTGTCAATTTTAGTTGATAAATTATTCTCAAGATGGTACATAGAGTTGATTGTCTCAACTCTCTCCATTTCTAAAAATTTTACCTGCTCCTCAAGGTGAGCAATACGCTCATCAAGGCTTTTAAATTCAAAATCGTAATTAGTCATCGATAAATGTAGGGATCACGGTTTCTACTTTTGCGCTTCTGAAGTATATCTCTGATTCGTCGCCTTAAAGCATCAAATAATTTCTTCATAATTTAACTCCCATAGTTACAGAGGTAACATAAGTATAATCATCAAGTGTTCCATCTTGTAAACACTTGAGATGCCATCGTGTTATCTGGACAACTCCATCTTCGGTAGCACCAGTAATAAAGTTAGCACCATAAGGTTCTCTTAATACACTTGTATAAAGACCAAAGCGGGTTTTCTTGATGTAAAATGCATCATCTATCCAAACAACATTATCAGGAATAACCTTCTCTATTGTAGGATTAGATCCCAAAGATGTTGATAGTGTTGACTTTTTAGTCTGTTGTTGAGGTTCCGTCATCTTTTTTATTAAATCCAAAAGGTAGTGATTTCTCTTCTTCGTCTGCACGAAGTTTGTGAGCAAGGGTACAGACAGTCTCCATTACTTTAAGACAATCTTCAATCTTAGACCCTTCTGGCATATTTGAGAGAATAACATCAAACAGAGGAAAGAATTGATCTGCTGCTTGTTTTACTTCTTCAGGAGTCAGTGGTTTTTTGTTCATTACTATGATATGGATGTGGTTTTACAAGTTTACGATTCCGAGCACTGATATGAAGTTGTTTAATTGCTTCAACGACCTCAGGAGTCTCATCCCACTCCCAAGTCTCGCCACCCTTACCCGTGAATGATTTTGCAGTCATGATATGACCTCTTGACTACTGGTAGTATATCACAAATTTAAAGTCTCTGCAATATAATTTGCTGAAATTTGATTCGTTTTGGATCCTGGATGAGTTAAATCTCTTGCATAATCAATTTGGTCTATGTACTTACACTCTGGAAGTATTCTACAGTTTGAGGGGAATATATGATACTCAGCACATGGAACATCACTCCACATTTGTTGCAAGGTTAACCTTATAAGTTTTAAATGTGTTACCACATTTACATCAAATCTTCTCCATGCTTTTCCCAACCCACTAATATCTTCTGTCCAATTTCCACAATTAACTGGCATAAAACCATCAGTCCTTTCAGGCAAAAATAAAGTACACCTAGAAGAATCTGGATATTCAATCACCACCCCCCTTGGTTTAGGAAAGTTTTTTAAATAAATTGCACTATTATACAGAAGATATTGTGCGCTACATCCAGGAACTCCAAGATTGATTGCAGGAATACCAGTAATATTACTATATTGTGCAGGAACACTATCCTTTACATTTACTCCAATTCCAAAAGTATTTGAACATCCAAACATCACTACGGTTTGATCCCATCGTATTTTATCAAACTCCAAAGTCCTATATCCCAAACTGTTCATGGTATATTTGATAGACTTGTTACGATATTCCCAATCAGGACCCTGAGTTTTTAAATTTTTTTTAAATAATTCTTCACTATCATTATCATGAAAATGATATGGGGGATATCCACTTTCTGTAGCTGGTAATAAATTATTCATGAAAATACTTCAACACCATTCAATTGAGACCATCTCTGAGCATCATATTCATCATTAACAATCGGTTCTCCCTTAACATTTAAACTAGTATTCAGAAGAATTGGGTGACCAGATACTTGTCCCCAACGTAAAAGTAAATCATGCAATTTTGGTGCATCACACTTCCTCACAGTTTGCACCCTACTAGTACCATCAACATGTACAACACCATGAAGTTTATCTGGTAATTTGCATTTCATTGCATATTGCATGTAAGGACTTTCTACAAGATCATCATGCATATCAAAGTATTTTGAAGCATATTCAATAGGAACCACTGGGGAGAATGGTCTAAATGATTGTCTCTTTTTAATCTCATTTACCCTATCCTTTATACCTGGATTAGTTGGGTCTGCTATAAGACTCCTAGCACCTAATGCTCTTGGTCCAAACTCTGCTCTACCTCTCGCCAATCCACATACTTTATTCTCCTGCAAGTAATTAACAATATTACTATTTAAACTTCTCTGTAGAATTTTATATCCAAGATATGGTGTAAAATTTATCTTCTTCTTTTTATGTGCCAATACTGCACCAATTGCAGAACCAGAATCTCCTGGTGCTGGCATAATCCACACATTTTTAAAATAATCATATGCACGAATATTTGCAACACAATTCAATGCACAACCACCCATCAAAACTAAGTTATTACTATCAGTAAGAGACTTCGCCTTATTTAAAGCAGTTGCAAATAAGTTTTCATATACATGTTGTGTTGCAGCGGCAATATCCTCATCACTCTCTCCTGGTGCCCAATCAAGACATCCACGATGAAAATTGCGCTTAGATTTTAAATCAACACCAATCAAATCATCAAGTATCTTTCGAGTAAGTTTTGTTCTATCACCATAAGCAGACAATGCCATCAAAATATATTCTTCTTCATTGGGTTTTAAACCAATTCTTTGAGTCATCGCTGAATACCAAAGTCCAATACTATTTGGATACTTTAACTCATACTTTAATTCAATTGCATTTTCAGTCGCCTTCCATATACTAAGTGTTTGGAACTCACCAATGGCATCGATCACAAGTATAGCACAGTCTTTAAACTTACTAGTATAGTATCCAGCACAAGCATGACTATAGTGATGATCAACAAATTTATGCTTACAGTTAAAATACTTGGTGAAGTTATCTATGAATGGACCTTGACCCGATCTAATCTGTCTCCATCTTTTGCGGAGAGGATTCTCATACCAACAAATAAGATCAGGTTGCCCATATTTTAATGCATAAAATGTGAGAGAATCATGAATATATGGATCGTTCTTTGTTCTACTAAAACGTTCACTCTCAGAAGCAAACATGAGAGAATCATTAGAAAATACTGCCAATGCAGCATTATGACTATTCGATGATATCCCCCATGTTATCATAATTTCTCTCCCAATAACTAACTGGTAATGTTGGATCTTTTTTGATGATTGGTTCTAATTGATTTGCAGGACACATTGAGCAATAGGATTCATCTTCTCTACTTAAAAACTCCTGCAATTGTTCATCCGTACAATCAATATCTAATGGTTTATACTTTAAATAAGGATCCCACTTCTCACTCAAATTATACTTTTTTGCTTGCATTGGTAAATATGCAAGTGCTGGACATTTCCACAATTTATTCTCATGTAATTGTAATGCATGTTTTGACACACAATTACTCCAACTTTGGTAGGAATTGTTATCTTCATACGGCATCATATTGTTACCATATCCAGTATATTGTGGTATCCAATGTTTGTTAGTAAAGTCCCAAAACTCTACTCTTACTTTATTTGAATGCCTCCACTCTTTTGCTAGAGTGTATCCCTTTTTAATTCGTTTAGCGTAATTTAAATCTTTTGTGCTATGTATTGATATTGCTAAAGTTGTATCAGTAGCACGTAAAGCATCTGGAAGTCTTGGGTGATTATGTAAGAACGATGCATTAGATACTAGATCTATTTTAGTATATGGATCAGGAAACATCATCCTGACCATGTATACCATATCAACAAGATTTTTATGGAGCGTAGGTTCTCCACCCAATATAACAAAGTGTTTTGGTTTTACTCTTCGACTCCAATTATATAGCCATTCTGTAGCAATGTCTACGTCTATTGTACCAGAGTGTCCATGATTAGAATAATGAGAACATCCTTCGCAAGTAAAATTACAGTTATGTATTACATGAAATTCTAATTGCTTAGTGCTAAATTGCATAATAGTTAAAATTAATAATTATTCTCCTGTAATCATCAGTGCATGACGTACCAGTATGCATCATAGTAGCAGGGAATTTTACAAATCTATTTGCAATACTATTTACTTTAGTACCATCCTCAAATAAAGTATATCCATCATTAGTATTGACATAATATATTGCTGTGATCATATTATTAGCATGAGGACCAAAATCACAATGAAATGCCCAATCAAATACAGTTAATTTATCAGTTCTACTGATAGCATTTGCCTTTATTCTAGCAATAGCACTCATGTCCTCCTTATGAATTATTGGTTCTACATTGTTATATGCATTACTAATTATTTGATGTTTTGAAAAAATTAAATGAATGTATTGAGAATGTCCATCACCAGGAGAATTTATGCCATTATTGAATGTCCATACACATGAATTAGCGATATCACCATTATCATAATTACCCGTCCAGTAATTATACAAATCACTATGCAATTCTGTGTCTAAGTAATCATCAATGACTTCAATCATCAATATATCCTGTCTCCGTTAGCATTTTGACTGCTTCATCAAAAGATTTATAAAGAATCTGCATACAAATACACTTACGATCTGTCATGTTTGATCCACCAGTTGGAGTTACAGAATGTGGTTTTGATACATCTAAAAGATATGCATCACCATCCTGTGCCATGAATCTAACTGACTTCTTTAAGTGACCTTCATGAAAAACAGCACCATCAGTCTGAGTATCAACCCCTTCTGCTACAGCATCAAGATTATCATTAGGATAATAAAACTGTGTAATACATTTATCAGTTTTAATATAGAAGTTTACTATTGCTTCAATATCACTATCAGTGTGTGGAGGAATCTTATAATTGAGTTCCATCACAGATAATGTACAATCCTCCCTGTTCTTGGAAGGAACAACCCTCAGCAAATCTTCATCACTGGTTGTATGAACATAAGAATACTGAATACCCATGAATCCCATAGGTGTATCCATACCATATTCAATTTTTTTGCCCTTCTTAGCGTAATGCTCAATGGTAAACTTTCTATTTAACTTACGATAAAACATTTAAAAACTCCTAGTTGTAGACATATTCCCTCCATTCAGGAACATTACAGTTTGCTAAATCAAAAGCAACACAATTATATGGTGCCCTTGGTTTACGACTTATCTTTAGCCGTGTATTCTCCAATAATTTGTCACTCTTCTCAGTATTACACTTAGAACAAGCAACAACCAAATTTTCCCACGTATCAGTTCCACCTTTACTGCGAGGAATGACATGATCAATAGTTAGTCTTGTAGTTGATCCACAGTATTGACAAGTATTACGATCACGTTTATAAATCAGTGATCTTGAAGGACGACCGACCATCAAACGATTAATCGGTATTTTAATATAGTTGACAAGTCGGATTACTCTACCAGATAGAACTTGAACTTTATCCTTCAATACAAGAATAACCGCCCTCTTCCAGTTAGTGAAGTTTATCGGTTCGTAACTCGAATTTAGAACTAAAACAGTCTGATATGGTTGTATTTTTAAGTGCTCCATACAAGTTACTTCTTTGGGACATTATATCACCTATACATACTATCTGACAAATCAAGTAAAAACAAGATTTCTTCCACAGTATCTTTTTTACCAGGGCATTTGCGAATAATATCTCGCTTATGCCTCTCAATTTTCATATTAGTAATTAACTCTGGATGTTCCTGTAACCATCTAATTTCATCATGATCAAGAGAGTTGAATTCTCCCTGATTAATCTTATTTACCACACTAAAATACTTAATCCTATCGTATGCATTCATAACTTTGATTTATGTTTAAAGTCTACAACAATTACACAACGATGTGCTTTATTAGCAACTATCGGTTGT